GCGGTCCAAATGTCAGTGCCTGCGGTCACTTCGGACCACGCTGGCGCGGTTGGTGTGGTCGCCGTCCAAGTGTCCGTGTCTGGGGGCAAACCAGACCACGTTGGCATAGCGGGGGTGGTGGGTAGCCACGTTTCGGCGTTTGCAGGGACTGGCGTCCACACCAGTCGTCCTGCGGTAAGCTGCCCACCAGACCCCAGCAGTGCGGCGCTGCGGTAGCGGATGCCGCCAGCAACCGGCGTGATGGTCCCGACTGCTGTGAGCGTTGGTGTCGGGTAGGCGATCTTGCTTGCGTCGGTTGACACGGTGCCTGATGCAAGCAGTGCGGCGTTCACGACAGCCAGCTTTCTGGCAGCGGCTGTCAGCGCCCCTGTGCCGCCGTAAAGACTTGCGCCAATACCGACACGCAGAGCGGCTGCGGCGAGTGCGCCAGCACTAACAGCAGACGCCGAGCGGCATCTGACACGACTGCCGGTCGAGCCTACCGACCCCTGTGCCTGCAAAACAGCTTCAGCGTAAGCCGTGCGTCTTACGGCAGCCGAAACAATGCCAGCGCCAGATAGCAGCGATGCGGCGTTGTTATTAACACGCGTATAGCTGGCCGAAAGCGAGCCAGACGCCAGCAAAGTCGCGGCATCTACCCGCTGCCTGACCGCATCGCTTGCGAGTGAACCTGCCCCATAAAGGTGGGCAAAGCCCGCGCCGATTTTTCCAGCGGTGGACGCAACTGACCCAGCAGCCGATAGCTGACCAGACGCGGACAGAAGTTTATGGGCTACACTTGTCAGAGCGCCAGAGCAGAGCAGTGTCGCCGCTGCAAATTTTGCCGCCGTGAATTGTGTGGCCGCAGCAACCAGCGCACCGCTACCAGCAAGAACGGCAGCATTCCCGTCGTTCACGCTGTATAGGCCAAGTCCATACGCCCCTGACCCGTACTTGCTGGACGGGACGGTTATGGTTTGGATTGCGCCGTATAGGTTAAGGCCGTAAGGCCCTAACCCATATTTGTTGCCCACGGTTGTTTAGCCCCTCTTATTAGGCCATCGTCAGGTCAAGCGACCCGGCGCTGATCTTGAGTTCGTCGTTGACTGCAATGGCCACCGAAGCTGTGAGAGCGCCGTGCCAGAGGCAGTTGCCAGCGGTCGAGGCGTCCCACACGCTGACGTGGCTGACAGTTTCCCAGTTCGTCGTCGTGTTTGGGCCAAACGTCAGGTCGGCGGCGTTGCTGGCGGTGTCGCCCGTAACCGTGAACGTGGCGCTCTGGCGGGCGTAGCCATTGCCGCTGATTTCACCAGTAGACGGCGAAGCGTCGGACGGGGCCGAGGTGTGCAAGGCCACATACCACGCAGTCGGGCGCGTTGCCGACCCGGTGGTCATCAGCCAGTCCAATATCAGGTTTTCTGCGTGATCGGTAAGCGCGCTCATCCGAATGTCCTCTTTCGTGAATGAAGGCCACCCTCTGGACGCTTGGCGCGTTCAGAAGCATAGCCAATTGCATCGATGCTGCCTTTGTACATGCTGGCCCACATCGGCATGCGTTCATCGTTTTTGAGATATGGTTCAGCGTGAACCAGCGACCCGAACAGGTAAGCGTCCGGGTGGTTTGCCAACAGCCAGTTGCTGGTATTGTTATTCGACAACGTCGGTATCTTGGCGTAGTAGGTCATCTCGACATCCGTAGATGCCGAGGGTGCCGGGAAGATTTGGAACTTGTTGTTGATGATCGTGTAGACGATTGGATCACCTGCCCGCTGGGTGGCTCTGACCTCGGCCATCCCCATTTGGGCAACGTATTCCAGAACGACCGGCGGCGAGCCGATGGTGATCAGGCTGATTGTCTCCAGCCAATCGACCGGCATGTTGACGTAACCACCGCTGATAGTGGACGTGTCCCGCTCGATCATTTCGTTAACGCGAAGCTGCCGGTTGAGAGCCGCTTCAGTCAGCGTGATAAAGGTCGGGATCACCGAGGTGAGATCGTCGCGGTTTAGCCAGTCAGCAATCGCTGTCTGCAGTTCCGCATACGTTGAGATCGCCATCAGTTGGCCTCCAAGATCACCGGCTTGTCCTCGGCCTGCAGTTTCTTGCGAGCCGCAGTCACCTCGTCCTTCCAGACTTCCGCGTGTTCGTGGCGGTAGGCGAAAGTGCCGATGTGTTCGATTTCCTTGCTGGCATCGTGGTCGAGCCAGACGGTGTAACCAGCCTCGCGGGCGATGCGGCAGAAGTAGATGTCTTCGCCTGAGTAGTTGCCAGAGCGGGCGCTGTAGCCGATCAGGTGCCACGGCATCGGCAGCTTCTTGTAGACATCTGCCTTGACCAGCATGCAGCCCATACCCATCGAGGCGACCTCTTCGAGGCCGGTGCTGTCTTCGTGGGTGTAGACGTGTTCAAGCGTCTTGAAATTCTTGAAGGCTGTCGGATGACAGGGCATGCGCCGCGTGGCGTAATTGCAGCCGACAATGTCCTTCTTGCGATCCGCAAGCTGGCGGTAGATGTCCTTCGGAAACCTCATGTCGCTGTCCAGCCACAGGATGTGGTCTGCCCCGGCGCTGAGAGCCTCTCTGGCGAGGTTTTCGCGCTGGTCGCAAATCAGCGTACCCATCGAGGTTAAGGTCACCAGAGAGCCGCCTTTAGGGGCTTCGTGAGCGCCGAAGAATGCCGACATGCGGGCGAGGTCATAGGCAAACCCGGCATCGACCTGATCTCGGCAGGGAACGCAAACTGCTAGTCTCATTAGATGGCTCCTGATTTGGTTCTGAAGAACCGATTGTCGTAATCATTGAGCCACCGCTTCATTGCCTCGTCGTCGTCGGCAATGCCCTTCCGCTTGAGGTCGTAGTAGATCGACAACGGGATTGATGCCACGCGGGTCCACTCACCCCAGCGATCCGGCGCGTTGTTGTACGCATCCCGGTTGGCCTCGATGATTGGAGACATGTCCTGCTCCGTCTCGATGTAGAAGCAGTTGTCGCTGTCGTCGTAATGGAAGAAGCGGCGAATGCCCAATTCCGGGCTTTCGCTGAACGGTATACGGCTCATGTGATGATCCATCTAATGGGACGTGCCGCCATCTCGGCGGGATAGTGAAAGGGGGGCCGAAGCCCCCCAGTCAGACTTAGCTGTCAAGCAGGTCGGCAATGATGCCGTGCGCAGCCTGATTTTTGACCTTGAGGCCGAACTCAACGAGGATCATGCGGCGCTCCGAGTCGCCGGTCACCGCGAGCTTCTTGGTCTGGTAGCCGCGCAGATACGCGACACCCGCATACTCCGGATCGAGGACGAACACGTCACGCGAACGCTGGAAGCGGTTTGCGATCATGCTCACCTTGCCGAAGTCGGACAGATACACGTCAGCCGTACCCACGATTGCGAAAGGCTTGGCCGAGGTGTTGTTCATCCGGTTGGCCTGAATGCCGGTGAAGGCCGATGCCACGGTCTTGTTGTGCGCACCCGCCATCATGATCTTCGGATCACCGCCGTTGTTCCACATCGACTGGATCACGTCCTTGAGCATCTGCTCGGTGAAGGTACGCTGAGTACCGTCAGTACGGGCCGTGTCGATGTAGCCGTTCGGGGCCGAGGTCAGAGCGCCGTTGGAGCCGTCACCAGCCTTCGAGACGTTGGAGGTCAGCCACGTCGGAAGACCGGCGGTCTTGCGAGCGGTGGTCGAGTCACCAATGACCGATGCCTGATTGAACAGCAGGGCGGTTTCTACGTCCCGCTTCAGTTCAGACGAGGCGCGGGCCATATCGTAGGCAAGCCTGCTCTTGTAACCTGCGGAATCGACACTCTCGATAGTGCCGGAGGTGCCAACGACCTTGCGGCTGATCTGAGTGTAGTTCCCGACGCGGTTAGTAGCCGCGCGGCTGTCGAGCGTTGCGTCGTCGCCTTCAATTGCGGCATTCGTAGTAGAAGCCGCTGCAAGCGAGTCGGTAAGCCATTCGAAGTAAGTATTGGACACGTTTTCACGGCCAACATTACTCATAAATGGGGTTTCCTCTGGCGAGATGTCATATATCATGCTGGAGAGGTCTTCACGAATATTGTTCGCATCATATTTGTCGAACAGGTTTGTCGGCTGAGCCATTGCTCATCCTCCTTCTAAGGACGCGCCGTCATCACGACGGGGCTGTGGTTGCTAAAGAAGGGTCTCAAACAATGCGGCTGCATCGTGTATCGACCCAGACTTGGCGAGACGCTGCTTTGCCTTTGTCTGCTTGGTCTGGCTGCGAGGGGCGGCTGTTGCCGATCCTGCAGAGGCCGTGCGTGGCCCCTTTGAAGCTGCCGCCTTTGGCCGCTTGGCCATCATGCGGTCGTACTTCATTGCCTTGTTCAGAATGACGATTGCCTTGTGGTCGTAGGCCGCGTTCAACTCTTCGTCCGAATAGCCCATTGAAAGGCCATACTCGCGCAGAGCCACACGATCTGCATCCCACCGGGACTTGTCTCGCCACTCCGGAATGGCTTCCAGCAGCTTCTGCTTACTCAGTTCGATTTGCTGCTTGGTCGCCATTGCGCGGGCTTGCGCTTCTTGCTGCGAGAGATATGCCTTCTCGGCTTGTATCTTCTGCAGCTTCTGCGCCCGGTCATTCCAAACGTCCCGCTGACGAACATATTCAAGCGGGTCTTCCTCATACAGACGACCCCAATCAGGCTCTTGCGGCTGCATCTCTGCCAGCGTCTGTTCAAGCGCAGACAGCAGGGTCGCATACTGTTGGCGTTCCTCGCGGATTTCGTTCAGTTCGCCGTGTAGCTGCGACCGTTCAGCCGAAAGCTGTTGGGTCTTTTGGGTGAAAATGGCCTGCCTCTGATAGCCTTTGACTACCTCGTCCAGCGGAAGCCGCTCTTCCTTGCCGTCGATCTTGACGGTGACAAGATTGGCTTCTGGTTCGGGGTCTTCATCGGCATCATCGTCATCAGCCATCGCCTCTACGTCATCGGCACCATCTTCTTCCGAACCTTCCGGCTCGTCGTCTAGTGGCGTCTCATCCGATTCCGCTTCGGCTGCAAGCGCCTCGGCATCATCAGCCGGGGCATCCTGTTGTGGTGCAGATCGCTTATGAAGGGTTGGGTTCTCCGCTTCGCGGTCCAAGAATGCTTCAAAGGCATCAACAACACTGGAGGGTCCAGTCCCGCCCGGTGGAGGGGTCGGGGTATTGGAAGTAGTCATCAGGTTTCCTTCTCAGGGATATGCGCCGCCATCTCGGCGGTGCGGTTCACTCACTGGCGTTTCGAATTGATCCGCCTGTTGTGGGCTTCGACCTCAAGGCCACGGGCCACACTCCGCATCTCGTCGCGCAGTTCCTCGACTGCCTTGTATCGATACCAGCACTGCTCGCGGCTGATCGCATCGTCCGGGTTGGTCGATGCCCACCGCTCAAAGTGCATCTTCTGGATCGCGTCCAGAGCCTCAGTCAGCACCGGGTCATCGAGCAGTTCACCTGCCCGTCTGGCCTTCTCTTCACGGTCCATAAATGCCTCAGATCAATGCTGCGGGTTCGCCGCCCAGAAGACCCTGTTTGCCTGCAGCCTCGCGGGCAGCGGCCCAACGCTTTTTCTCACGCTTGCACTCGTCGTCCTTGCAGGGCTGCACCTTGTCCATCTTGCCCTTGCCGCGATCCCGGTAGACTTCGCCGGTATTGAGGACGATGGTCTTGGTGTCCGGATCGACAGCGACAATGGCCTCTGGCGGTTGATCTGGGTCAACCAGACCGCCGTTCTGCTTTGCCGCCTCTTCCGCCACCGCCGCCGTCTGCTCGGCCTGTTGCTGGGGCGGGATCGACCGGGTCTTTTCGGCCTTGAGGCTGTCTGCCTTGGCCGTCCTGTTGACGCCTTGGAACGACTGCATGCCTTCTGGCATCAGCCCGTC